TAGGACTAGAAGAGAATGACCCTAAAAAAGGTACAGGTAAAAAACCTAAAGGTAGTGGCAGACGTTTATACACAGATGAAGACCCCTCTGATACTGTAAAAGTTAAATTTTCCACCAGACAAGATATAGTTGATACTTTAAATAAAACATCATTTAAAAATAAATCTCACGCTAGACAATCCCAGGTAATTAATTTAATTCACCAAAGAGTTAGGGCAGCATATGGTAGAGCTAAAGAACCTGAAGTTAAAAAACGTTTAAAAACTGCTTTAGATTATATTACTAAGCGTAAAGAAGCTTCTAAAGCTAAAACTAAGCGTTTACAAGCTCAAAAGAAAAAGAAAAAATTAAATGAAAACTATGAAGACCAATTAGGATCTTATATAGAATCATTAACAGATTATATGGATAGCAATGGGTTAAACCTTAAACCATACCCATCTTTAGAATATATAGAAAGCGATAAAGAAAATGCCGCTAATATTTTTGGCAGAACCGCATACTATATGCCCTCAGAGCAAAAAATAGTTTTATACACTATGGGTAGGCATCCTAAAGATATTTTAAGATCATATGCTCACGAATTAGTACACCATCATCAAAATTTAAATGGCACTCTAGACCATAGCCAAACCACCAACACTAATGAAGATGGTGCTTTAGATAGAATTGAGCGTGAAGCTTATGAAAATGGTAATATATTATTTAGAAATTGGGAAGACTTAATAAAAAATCAATAACATGACAACTCAAGAATTTACAGACGCAGTTAGTAACGAGTATGATATCGAAACATTAGAATTAATGCAAGATTTAATTGACCAAAGATTAACTTTATTGAAAACTATGGTTGATGTTGGTACTCGTAAGCAAATAAAAGGATTTAAAAGATACAATCAATGAATGATAACGTTTTAAAAAAAGAATTCTCTAAAAAAGATGTACAACGTGCTCGTAACTTAGTTAAGGGTAATACTAACGCTCGTACAACTGAAGGGATAGGTTATACTAAAAAATACGAACACCATAAAGAAGGTGATATTTGGGAAGAAGATGGTCGCCAATGGACCATTAAAAATGGACTTAAACAAAATATCACCAAAATGGATAAGTTTAAAAAAATGGGTAAAATGCCCTTATTTTGTCCTGAATGTAGTACCTTAATGAAAAAACATCTCGATACCAAAGTATTCCCAGCATACCAAAAATGTTTTGATTGTGTAATAGATCATGAAGTTCAATTAGAAAAAGAAGGTAAGCTAGAAGAATATACTAAAGGGTTAAGAAATCAACACATCCAATCAGCAATAGATGGGTTTGAAAATTTTATGAAAGATAGAATGAAAGAATCTAATGCTAATTATGTAACCGAAGCAGGTGATGTAGAAAATTGGAAAGGAGGTAAAAGTAAAGAAGAATTAGAAAAAGAACTCCAAGAAGGACTTGAATTTTTAGAAGGATTAAAGGTTAAGTGATTTTACATATTTATAATTAACATGGCTAAACACAACCTCAAAGAAATCATTCAATCCGTTTTATCTGAAAAAAAGAAAAAACGTGATAGATGTTTACGTATAGCTGACCGTAAATTCAAAAAACCATCAGCATATAAAAGTGGTGCTGTAGTTAGATGTCGTAAAGGTGATATTTGGAAAGACTTAAAAGAAGAACAACAAACTTTTATCCAAGAAAAAGCCAAAGAAACTTTGCGTACCTGGTTTAAACGCTCAGGTGCTCCTGGTAAAACTGGAGGTTGGGTAGATTGTAATTCTCCCATTTATAAGAACGGTAAAAAAACAGGTTATAAATCATGTGGGAGACAAAAAGGTGAAAAACGCTCCTATCCCGCATGCCGCCCAACAGCATCCCAATGTTCATCTAAAGGAAAAGGTAAATCTTGGGGTAAAAAAGCCGCAGGTAAATAATAAAGAACTTATCAAACACAATACAATGAAAAAATCTGAATTTAAAGAATATCTAAAGACTGAAATTCTTAAAATGAATGAAGCATCTATAGAAGTAGACAGTGCTGAAAAAGCTAAAGAAGTAGCTGACGAAATGCCTGATGCTGAAATCAAATATAAAACTAATGAAGGAAAGATTACTAAATCTGAATTTAAAGAATATCTTCGTAATGAAATTCTTCGTGAAATAAACGAACAAGAAGAAGATGATTTTGAAGATATAGGTGATGTTGATGTCACTGATCAAGTTGATTTTGATGTAGATCCTACTGAAGAAAGTGACGCCGATGAATTAGATACTTTAAGTGATGATTTAGTAGACTTAGCTAAAAAAGCTAAAAATGCTGGAGCTATTGAATTAGCTAACCAAATCCTCAACTCTGCTAAATTTGCTAATAAAACTAAAATTAAATCTGCTGAAAAACAAGCAGGATTAGATCAAGAAGGATAATGGCAAAGAAAAAGACCAAATTAGATAAGATGTCTAAAAAAGAAAAGACATCGTTAGCTTATGCTTTGGCTACTAATTTGGCCAAACATGGTAAACCTCAAACACCTAAAAATGAGCGTAAACTCACTACGGGTGAAATGAAAAAAAAGGAAAAAAACGTAATGAAGTTTAAAAAAGCTTTTGATTTAGAAGAAGTAAAAGAAATATTACATACTATTATGGCAGCACGCCCTAAAGATAAAACTAAACCTAAAACTTCTGACGATAAATTACCTGCTAATTATAATCCTCGTACTGGTAAATTTACCGAAAAGTTAGATCCCATAGGTAAAGAAGATGCTGATATTAATAACGATGGTAAAGTAGATAAAACAGACGACTACTTAAAGAATCGTAGAGAAAAAGTATCTAAAGCAATCAAAAAAGAAGATTTAGACATTGGCCACCAGGATGACGAACCTAGAATGCTTAAAGCTGATCTTTATAGAATAGCTAAATATGCCTCTGAACTATATCAAATGATTGATAAGTTTGATGATATAGAACAAGAAGTTGATTTTCCTTCTTGGTGGCAAGCTAAAATTACTACTTCTAAAGATTATTTAGTTAAAGCAAAACACTATTTAGACGGTCAACTTAAAGTTGATCAAATAGATGCTATGTTAGGAGAAGATAAAGATGAACACAAGGTTCTTTCTCCAAAAGAATTAGATAGATTAGCAGCTTTACCTCCTACTGACCCTTCATTTAAAAAAGATCGTAGACATAAAAGATTAATGAAAAAAAAGAATGAAAAGGTCTGAATTCATATCAAAAATCAAAGATTTAGCAAAAACTGTTTATGCTGAAAAATCTAACCCTTTAGCGGATGCTGAGGAAATTGAAGATATTGTAACTAAATTTCCTGTAATTAATAAATTTCCCCCGCTTAAAAAAGTAATGGAAGATTTATTTGATTTTCAATATGAACCTTTTGTTGAAGATATAGAATGGGTGTCACCACGCCCTACAACTTTTAGAATTAAATTAGTTAATAAAGCTGATTTTTATTTAATTTATCAAGGTGAAGAAGATGACAAAGGAATATTTATAGCTCAAGTAGCAGGCAAAAAATATTTCCTAGAATCCCTCCCAGAAGAACAACAAGCATCAGAAGCAATTGCCCGTTTATTAAGGTATAATTATGCTAATACCGGTAAACCTGAAGAAAATATAGATGCTGGATTAGATGCTGAATTAGGAGATGACCTAGAAACTATCCCTGAACCAGAGCCAGCAGTACCAGACTCAGTAGAAGACTTATAATAATGGACGCATTAGATAAATTTTTTAAGAAATTTTCCTATAAGTTTCCCAAAGGATATCCTGACATCAATGATGAACAGGATATGCTTATGTTAGAGGGAATGTTAAAAGAAATGGGAATTAATTTACCTGAAGGTAAAGCAGAAGATAGAGATGAAGCCAAAGCTATTTTAAAAAAAGAACTTAATCTTACGGATAAAGACTTCAAAGATAGTGGTCTTCAATTTTTTGTCCTAGTCCCAGGAAAAGATAGACTTTCAATTGTAGACACAATAGAAAAAATCGAAACTAATTCTGATAAAAAATTTGAATATAATCCTCAACCCTCAAGTTTTTCTTCTATAGGACACTTTATGTTTGGTCAAGCTAAATTTGGAATTAAACCCTCCGAAAAACAAGGAGGTAGATCCGCAGGTTTAGAAAATGAATCTGTTTTAGTTGATGCTATAAATCCTTTATTACAAGATGGTCCTAAAACAGTTATAATTACTGATGGTTCTTCTAATATAACTTATAAAAATGTTACTAATGTAGAAGGGACAGGAACTAAAACATCGGATTATTCAAAAGCTGATGTTAATTTTTATAATAATAAAACAGATTTAGGAGGACTTTCCTTAAAAAAAGACAATGCTGTATTTTGGGAATCTGCTGATGTTAGATATAAAGATGTAACTAAAAATTTATTGGATGCTATAACAAGTGGTAAATTAAAAGATAAATTATCATTTAAGCCTTTTGTAGATAATAGAGGAAATGAAGATCCTAATATAATTAGATTATATGATAAAACTGGTAAACAAGGAATAAGTGGTGTGATAGTAACAGATCTTCCTGACCAAGATATCTTTCAAATGATTTTTGGTAATGATAAAGTACCTGTTGCTGTTAGAACATTTAGATCAGGTGATGTTAAACTTGAAGGTAATGATGTTATTGTAAGGGTTAGTAAACTTTATAAAACTGTAGAGGATGTAGAAGCAGATAATGCTGAACCCATACTAAATATCAGACATGATAAAACTAGAAGGGCATCTAAAGGATTAAGAGCATTAGTACAAACTAAAAAATCACTGTATAGAAATGATAGATTAGCAGGTTCTAAAATTTCTATACCATATGACGAATTTAATTAATATTTATAACCATGCTTAAACAATACATTCAAGAGGCACTAAAACAGGTTACTGCACCTAAAAAATCATGCTCGTGTGGGTGTGGGGGTTGTAGTGATTCACAACCTAAGCTCGCATTATTGGAGAGTAAAACGCCTATAAGCGAAGGCCTCCGCTATCACATCGAGAATGGTGTATCATTACAAGAGAATGTATTTAGAATTGGATCTAAAAAATACTTACAATTATTTGCTGAAGCTCGTATGCTCCTAGAATGGGGTAATATTAGTTTAGACGAAAACAGCAAATTCCTTATTGAAAATACTGACATTGGCAAATTTGGAATTTACGAAGGCAAAAAAGTACCACTCGACCTCCCAGCAATAGACGAAGCTGAATATCAAGGTAAAGACGTAGAAATTGGAAAACCAAAACGTGGTGGTTCTAAAGCTTACTACGTTTACGTTAAAGATGGAGACAAAGTTAAAAAAGTCTCATTCGGCTCTGGTGGATTAAGAGCTAAAATTAAAGACCCAAAAGCAAGAGCCGCTTTTGCTGCTCGTCACAATTGCGACCAAAAGAAAGACAGAACAACTGCTGGGTACTGGAGTTGTAATTTGCCAAGATACGCCCCAGCTCTCGGTTTAGGACCTAAAATGAATACTTATTGGTGATGAACCCTTATAGTGATCATTCTTTAGGACAAGAAGTTATTAGAGAATTTGCTGCTGATACCGATCCAATGTCATTAATTTGGCATGAAGATCAAGAAGATAGAATAGTAGAAGTTTTAACAGGTAATGGTTGGCAATTTCAATATGATGAAGATATTCCATTTGAAATGGTAACAGGAGATAAATTTGAAATTCCTAAGGGATATTTACATCGGGTAATAAAAGGAAAAGGTAATTTAAAAATTAAAATTTATAAAAAATGAATACACAAGAGTTATTTGAACAAATCGATGCTTTATACGAGACGTTTAAAGCTGAACATGTTGGTACTACAAAAGCTGCTCATGGAAGAGCTAGAAAAGCAATTGGTGAAATTAAAAAGCTAGTAACTGAATACAGAAAAGCTTCCGTAGCTGAAGATAAAGCAAAATAATTTATAGGCTAGATTCATATCCTAGCCGATTGTATAAATGAAGTGAGAGATGTGGCCTCAATTTGGGGTCACATCTTTTTGTTCGTATATTTAAACGTTTAAACTTACAAATGGAAAAAATAGTAATAATTGGAGCAGGTGTGGCAGGAGTTAATGCCGCAACCAAATTGGTAGATAACGGCTACCCTGGTGATCATATCACTATTATTGATATGGGTAATGATCCTTACAAGCGTAAACCTGAAGAAGTAATGACAGGTTTTATGGGCGCTGGAGGATGGAGTGATGGTAAACTTACTTACCATACCTCAATTGGAGGGCATATGTCCAAGTATTGCGGTGATGAACAGGCAATGGAGTTAATGGATGAAGTAATTACTAACTTTAAACGCTTTCACCCCAAACCAGAAGAAGTACAATGTTCAAACCCTGTTGCCGAACCTGAGTTTATCAAACCACATTTCGGACTCCGATTATTCCCAGTTTGGCACGTAGGCACAGATTACCTACACGAAATTGGTAAAAATTGGTATAATTTCCTTTGTGACAAAGGTGTTAAATTCGAATGGAGAGCTAAAGTAACTTCAATCGATTTTGAAAATTGTACAGGTGTAGTAAACGTACTAGAATCTGATCTAGACCACACATTTGAATATGATCGGCTAATCTTTGCTGTTGGTAAATCCGGTATTGATTTTGGCAAACATTTGATTGAAGAAAATTTATGCCCAACAGAACCCAAACCAGTACAAATTGGTGTGCGTTTTGAAGCTCCACAAAAGCACTTCCAAAAACTTATTGATGTAAGTTACGATTTCAAATTGTATCGTAAATTTGAAGATGAAGGTGTATCACTCCGTTCATTCTGTACTAACAATAACGCAGCATATGTAGCACTTGAAGAAACATATGGTGATTATAGCTACAATGGTCACGCCAAAAAAGACGAAGCATATCGTAATGATATGACTAACTTTGGTATTTTGATGGAGGTTCAAGGAATCGAAAAACCATTTGATTGGTCTCGTGAATTAGTTTCTAAAGTCAACAAAAACGATATTGTTGGTGGTGAAGGAGGTGGTAATAAAAAAGCTATAGGTCGCCACCAAGCAAAATATAAAGCAGGTCTTTATTACAGTCCATCAAGTAAAGATAAAACCCTTACCTCAGAAGGTGATTGGGTAAAAGCTCACTACATTAGTGAGGAAGGCCTTCAAGATGTAAGAGATGCTTTTAAAGGATATTTTACTTACATTGAAGACTTTATTGAGGATATGAAAAAAGTATTCCCAACACTTGGTGATGATTGGGGTATGTACATTCCTGAAGTTAAATACCTTTCACCTGAACCACTTGTACATTATGGTGATTTGTCACTTAAAAATGTACCAAATGTTCACTTTGTAGGAGATGCTTTGAGCGCAAGAGGGATTACAGTATCTGGAGCACAAGGAACGTATGTTGCTGATGCTATTTTGACTAAAAACGATATGAATCCAAAATATTTCCACCTTGCTGACGCAAATTATATTGGTGGTTTAACAATGCCTAAACAATAAAAGTTATGGAAAAAGACAATGTATGGCCTGTACCAAGAGTTATTAAAACCGAAGATGGTACAATTATGAGAATTTGGGATGGTAAACTCCACAGTTGGGATGAACCAGCTCTTATACCTCAGGGTGCTAAGCGATTGAGAGAATATTATCTTTACGGTATTCAACATACTGAAGAAGAATGGAAAGAAAAAAGACGAGACAGAACAGGATTACCTTGGTACAAGAATCCGGCAATGCGTGAATCAGCTAGACAAGGAGGATAATGAAAATAGGACTTTGTGGAACAATGAGTGTTGGTAAAACAACACTAGTTAAAGCTCTTTCGGAACAAGTAGAGCAATTTAAGGGTTACACATTTACTACTGAACGTAGTAAGTATCTTAATTCATTGGGTATCCCATTGAATCATGAAACTACTATTGAAGGTCAAACAGTATTTTTGGCTGAACGTGTAACTGAATTAATGCAAGATCGTTTGATTACTGATCGTACAATTTTAGATGTTATGGCATTTACAAATTGTGCTAGAAAAGTTAGTTATATGGACGGTGATGCGTTTGCTGAATATGCTTCTCGATTCGTGAAGCAATATGATTACATCTTTTACATATCCCCAGATGGAATGGGTATTGAAGATAATGGTATTCGTGAAACAGATGCTCAATATAGAAAAGAAATTGATGAAGAAATTCAAAAACTTTTGCTTAAATATCGTCCTGTTTATTTTGAACTTAAAGGTTCAACTGAAGAACGTATTAACCAAATGATGAAAGTTATTAATTTTTAATATTTATTGACATGAAATTATGGAAAGTTATATTAGGTGTAGTTGCTTTTATTGGAGGTTTATTTGCTTTAAACTCTTCTAAAAAGAAAGCTCAACAAGAAACAGACCTAAAACTTAAGGAAAACGAAAGGCTTACTGAACAACTTAAAGAAGCCGCTAAAAAAGTAGAAGCAGCTAAAGAAGAAACTAAAAAAGAAATTTCTAAAGCTAAAAAGAAAACTTCTACTACTAAAAAGCAGGTTAAAGACACTACTAGTGCTAAAAAAACTGCTGAAAACTTTGAAAAAAAGTACCGTAAAAAGCCCGGACGCCCCAAGAAAAACGCATGAAGCAATTACTAATAACTCTATTATTAGGAGTATCTAGTATTTGTTATTCACAAGATACTCTTCGAATCCCCTCTGAGGAACTCGAAGAGTTTTTCTTGGCTTTAGATACTTTACGCACTCAGGATTCTATTAAAACTATTTTAATTTCGGATCTTGAAGCAGAAATTATTTTATATTCTAAATTAGCCCAACAAGACAGCTTAATTATAGCGTATAAAAACAAAGAAATTGAATTATTAAACGAACGTATTGTCTTATATGATGAGCGTTTAAATCAAATTGATAAATGGTATAACAAACCATCAATTGGGTTAGCTGGAGGATTTATAGGTACTTTAATTTTGGTTAAAGTTACATCAACAATTTTATGAGTGATTTAAAACAAATAATAAGACAAGAGTATATTAAGTGTGCTAAAGACCCAGTACACTTTATGAAAAAATATTGTATGATTCAACACCCACAAAGGGGCAGAATCAATTTTCACCTATACCCCTTCCAGGAAAAAGTAATGGGGTTATTACAAGATAACCCTTACTCAATAATACTAAAATCCCGCCAGTTAGGTATTTCTACTTTATCTGCTGGGTATTCTTTATGGTTAATGATCTTCCATAAAGATAAAAATATTCTTTGTATTGCTACTAAGCAGGAAACTGCTAAAAACATGGTTACAAAGGTTAAATTTATGTATGAAAATTTACCTTCTTGGCTTAAAGTAGATTATGAAGAAAATAACAAACTAGCTCTTCGACTTCAAAACGGGTCTCAAATTAAAGCCACCTCAGCTTCTAGTGATGCCGGTAGATCAGAAGCAGTATCACTTCTAATAATTGATGAGGCAGCATTCATTGAAAACATCGGTGAGATTTGGGCCTCAGCTCAACAAACACTTGCTACTGGTGGTGGGTGTATAGCATTATCTACCCCTTATGGTACAGGTAATTGGTTCCATCAAACATGGGTTAAGGCTGAAGCTAAAGAAAACGAATTTTTACCTATTAAACTTCCTTGGTTTGTTCACCCTGAACGAGATCAAACTTGGAGAGATAGACAAGATGAATTACTAGGGGATCCTAGAATGGCAGCACAAGAATGTGATTGTGACTTTAGTACCTCTGGTGATGTTGTATTCTATCCTGAATACATGGAATTTATAGAAAAAACAACAATCAGAGAACCCCTCGAAAGACGAGGTGTAGACCAAAATTTATGGATTTGGGAACCAGCTGATTATACTAGATCCTATATGATTTCGGCCGACGTAGCTAGGGGCGATGGTAAAGATTATTCGGCATTTCATATTTTTGATGTTGAAAATGCCACTCAAGTAGGTGAATATAAAGGTCAAGTATCTACTAAAGATTTTGGTAACATACTTACAGCAATAGCAACGGAATATAATAATGCTCTACTTATAGTTGAAAATGCTAATATTGGTTGGAGTACTATCCAAACTATAATTGAGAGGGGCTACCAAAATTTATATTATTCACCCAAGTCGGATCAAGTTAATGTAGATTCATATTTACAAAATTATGAAAATAATGCTAATATGACTGCTGGTTTCACTATGTCTACTAGGACTCGACCTATGGTAATAGGCAAATTTCAAGAATATGTTGGTGATAAAGGAGTTACTATCCAATCAAAACGTTTAGTTGAAGAAATGAAAACGTTTATATGGAAATATGGTAGAGCAGAAGCTCAACAAGGTTATAATGATGATTTGGTAATGAGTTTTGGCATAGGTCTTTACGTAAGAGACACTGCCCTTAAATTTAGACAACACGGATTAGATGTTACAAAGGCAGCACTAGGATCCTTCCACAAGACAACCACATCTTACCAGGGAGCATATTTTTCTAGTGGTAAGGATAATCCCTACCATATGGATAATGGGAAAGGGGGGAATGAAGACTTTAGTTGGATTTTGTAATATTTATTCATATATTAATATACCATGGCTGATACAAGCGTATTTACAAGATTAAGAAGATTATTCTCCACAGACGTACTAGTTCGTAACGTAGGAGGAAATAAACTAAAGGTATTAGACTTTAGTAATTATCAACAAACAGGACAAGTAGAAACTAATTCAATGATTGATAGGTACAATAGGTTGTACACTACTAATCAAATGCCTGTATATAACCCCGCTCTTAATTATCAAACATTAAGAACTCAATTATATTCTG